GATTACAAACTTGAGTTGGAAGACAGCGGCAACGTATTTATTAGCCTTAAATCATCTAACACTACAGATGCGGGTGTTGTTTTTGGGGATGCTGACGCTGCCGCTCGTGGTGGAATTATTTATGACAATAATGACAATTATTTAGCATTTAGAACTAACGATAACACAGAACGTATGCGCATCGACAGCGGTGGCGCGGTGGGCATTGGCACCACCACCCCTGAAAGAAAACTTGATGTCAATGGGGCTGCAAATTTTAGCAGCGTTGTTTACGCAAGGAGTGAAATCAGAGTAAATTCTAATGCAAACGTCGCATCTGCTGGTTCCAACTCCTCAGCCGATACTGGTGCAAGAATTGAAAACGCTGGCGGCAGTCACGTTTTTGTCTCTCGCAGTGACCAAGTTTTGTTGCTTAACAGGCAAGGCACCGATGGTGCTATCATTACTTTTTATGGTCAAGGTAACTCTGAAGGCAGTATCAGCGTTTCTGGCGGAACTATCAGTTACAATGGTGGTCACTTAACTCGTTGGTCACGTCTACCAAATGACACAAAAGACACAAGCATTGTCAAAGGCACTGTTATGACAAACCTTGACGAGATGATCGTATGGCAAAAAGATGATGGAACAATCGAAGATAACGAACAGCTAAACAAAACAGATGTTAGCTCTGTCGAGGGCGATATAAATGTCGCTGGCGTCTTTGACCATTGGGACGAAGATGACGATGAGGGCTTTGATGATGATTTTTACTTGGCTGAAACAGGTGATTTCGTTATCCGCATTGCTCAAGGCACGACAGTAGCCAGAGGCGATTTGCTGATGTCTGCTGGCGATGGCACCGCCAAGCCGCAGGGCGATGATATTGTTCGCAGTAAGACAATCGCAAAGGTAACATCAACGCACGTTTCGCATACATATGACGATGGAAGTTATCTTGTGCCTTGTGTGCTGATGGCTTGTTAAGGAGACTGCATAATGTCAAAAGATAAGCTGATAGAATACGACTCAACTGCAGCCAATAACACGGATTGCGGCTCTGTCAATCTTGCAGAAAATTCAATGCTGCCAAGTGACGTTAACAACTATGCGCGTGAAATCATGTCGCATCTCAAGGAGTTTGCTGACGGCTCATCAGGCATAAACGTACTCGCGCTGACAGATGACACAGACACCAATCAAATCAAGTTTCAAGCACCAAGCAGCGTGACCACGACCACCACGTTTACCCTGCCTGATGGGGACGGCACAAACGGTCAGACACTCATCACTAACGGCACTGGCACACTTAGCTGGGGCGCTGGCGGTGGTGGCTCATTCTTGGGCGATGCTGGTGGCGGCACTGCCGACATTATCCGCGTTCATGAGCAACAGCTTGACACTGATGTCACTGTGGCGACAGGCACTAACGGCCTGTGCGCTGGCACACTGACAGTGGCGACAGGCGCAACCCTAACAGTCGCCTCTGGGGCGGAATTGGTGATAGCATGAGCGAGTTAAGAGCAGACACAATCACAGGCAGTGATGGCACCAGTCCAGTCACGCTGACGAAACAGAGCGCGGCGAAGGCGTATTCTCTTTGGAATATGGGAAGTTTATCTGGTCAAGCTGACACAACGAATATTGATACATCGTTGAACGTATCCTCTATGGATGATGATGGTTCAGGAGATTTCGGTATCAATTTCACCAACAGTTTTTCTTCTGTAAATTATACGGCTACGTCTGCAACTAGCAGTGGTGCAAGAAGGGTTCTTACAAGAAACGGCACAGTAACAGCGTCTGCTATGGATGGTTTGACAAGAAATGACTCCAATGCAAACTCAGATGCTGCGGCTTGTTCAGTAACAATTCACGGAGACTTAGCCTGATGTCTGAAATCAAAGTAGATACCCTCACTGGCAAGACCACCGCCAACGACATCACCGTGACGGTTGGTGCTACTGCTACTATGTCTCTGGAACAGGGGTTGGCGAAGGCGTGGCAATCAATAACTGCAAGCGGTGGAACACCAGCTTTTAATGACAGTTTAAATACAAGTTCGATTTTGGATAGTAACGTAGGACGGCACACACTTAATTTTTCCAACAGCTTTTCAAGCGCAAATTATGCGGTTACAGGTTGTTGTCAAACAACTGGCACAACTCAGGTTAATGATAGCGGTGAATTTAGAATTGGTGATTTAACAACTGGGACAGAGGCTTTTAGCACAGCTAATGAAGGCCAGACTGTTTTTGTTGATTGCCCTCGCACTCATATTCACCAATTAGGAGACTTAGCATAATGGCTGGTAAAATTGTAGCAGATACTTTGGAACACAGCACCGCTGGGTCAATCGCCACGAACTATGTTGTCGAGGGTAGTGCGAAGCACTGGTCTAATTTTAATGGTTCTGGAACACTTGCTGTAAATGACAGCTTCAACACCAGTAGTGTAACTGATAATGGAACAGGTGATTATTCGCCTCAACTCACATCGAGTATGGGAAATTCTAATTACAGTCTACAGTGTAATGGTAGGCAAACAAGCGGTTTAACAAACGTGCGTAGTTTGGGTGGCGTCACAACAAAAACAACAAGTCAGTTTCGATACGGTTCTGTTTATGTGACCACATTAGGTGGCGGCTCTACAGCGTTTGATGACCCTGAACAGAACACAAGTTTGCACGGAGATTTAGCATAATGCAGACACCACAGTTCAAAGGCACCCATCTGTTTGACCGTCTGTGCTGGGCAAAGGAAAACCTAGACGGTGTGCAGTCAGACTATCGTGTGGTCTATGAGGACAGCATTGATGAGTGCGCTAAGATACTTGTGCCTGACCCTAACTGGGTGGCGTGTGCATTGCAGGGCGGTATCCTGCCGCCTGTGTGGGTGTATTGGGAACTGGCAAAGGACGAAGCGCAGCCTGACTTCAAGAAGCATACTCGCGGCTATCTGTTGCACGAGACAGAGCCAATGCCAGCGATGACAGAAGAAGAAGCAATCGAATACCTAATTCAGAAGGATGTGCCACAGGCCGTCTGGCAGAATTGGGATGAGGGCAACCGCCCGACTATGGTAATATGCCGTAAAGAACAATTACCGCAGACTAGAGAATGGCGCAATGCTTGGCGCATATCTGATGAACTAGAATTAGCCGCATAGGAGATTATAATGGCTGTTACAACTTATATCGTGGATAAGGACGGTAATCAGATTGATGCTTCAACTGCTACCGTTCCAGCAAACCGTGACTTTCGTGGTGCATGGTCATTGTCAGGTTCTGTTATTTCAGAGGACTTAGACAAGGCAAAAGAAATCTTTGCTGACAAAGTACGCGAGGCGCGGACACCTTTGCTTGAAGCACTGGACACTGACTATATGAAGGCACTAGAAACCAGCGCGGACACAACTCAGATTGTGGCTGACAAGCAGGCACTGCGTGATGCGCCGACTGCTGGCGACAGCGCAACAACCATTGCTGAATTAAAGGCTGCTTGGCCTTCATGCTGTGGTGACAGCCCTTACGCATAATAATCAATAAGCTGACAATTTAAGCCTAAAAACCATCGACTAACCTCCCCAAAAAAGAGACATCTATGGAACCGATTAGCACCGCCATTGCTGCTGTGACGGCGGCGTCTAATGCTGTGGCTTTTATAAAGGCACGCCTAAATGATGTTCAGTCAGTCTCAGAAATTAGCGACCAAATCTCTACTCTTTTTTCAGCGCAAAAAAAGCTGAATGAGGAGCGGAACAAGCAGGCAGGGGTGGGGGACATCCATCTAAAGTCCAGCATCGATGCCGTTCTTGAGTCCAAGAGACTTCAAGAGCAGATGCAAGAAGTTGCCACCATGATCAACATGCGGTGGCCTAAACCCGCCGACCAAAAGTCAACATGGCAAGAAATCCTTGAACTTCATAATCAGAAACTGCGTGAGGCCAAAGAGGCGCAACGCAAGGCGAAAATTGAAGCGGCTGCAAAACAGCACGAGATTGAGCAGGCGATCAAGACGGCGTTATTCATCGCCCTTGCGATTGCCATCGGTGTCGGACTGATTGTTTTGATGGTTGCCTATGCAGCGAGATATTAAGCATGAGTGTTGAACGAGAACTTGGTGAAATGTCCAGCCGCTTGCGCACTTTAGAGCGCGAGATGTCTGAGACTAGAGAAACCTTAAAACAGTTACATGAGTTGGCCTTACAGGCAAAAGGGGGATGGAAAACGCTGATGCTGGTTGCTGGATTTGCGGGGCTTGTTGGTGCCATTGGTGCAAAGGTCGCGATGATAGCAGGGTTTTTGCCAAAATAGCATGAGCGCGATAACCACAGGACGCATCGGTGAGTACATCGCCGCTGCCGTTTGTGAACTTCATGGCTGGAAAACTGTCATCTGCCCGATAGCTGGGTTTGACATGATTGTCACCAGAGGCTCAAAAATATACCGATGTCAGGTCAAAGCCTCATCTTTTCACGAGCCAGATGGCAGTCGCTATAAAGATGGCAAATTGCAGTGGCATTTTGGGATCGGCGGCGACAAACATTTCCCAACAATATCTGACTATGACTTTGCGGCCTGTGTGAGCATACCTCACCGTCGATGTCATTTTGTCCCAATCGAAAAAATCAAGACGATCACAATGTCTCGTTCTGGGACAATTTTTCACGACATGAATCTTGAAAGCACAACTTTCAACGAAACGATGGAGATTTTAAATGAGCGCACTGCTCAACTTGATCAAAGAACATGAGGGCGTTGTTAAACACGCCTATCAGGACTCAAGAGGTTATTGGACTATCGGTGTCGGACGGCTCATCGATGAGAAGCTGAAGGGCGGTTTGTCTGATGACGAGATTGACTACCTACTGGCAAATGATGTGAAGCGTTGTGAAGATGAGGCGGTCACATATCCTTTCTATGCAAAGATGGATGAAGCCAGAAAGGCCGTGATCATTTCAATGCTGTTCAATTTGGGCAAACCCAACTTTGACAAGTTCCAGAATATGCAGGCGGCTCTGCTGGTCGGAGACTTCCACACCGCCAGCAATGAGATGCTGAACTCTTTGTGGGCAAAACAGGTTGGTCACCGCGCCAACCATCTCGCACAGATGATGCGCACAGGAGAGTGGAAGTGAGTGTCGAGAGCATAGCACGCAAGATGCTAGAGCTTCGCATCCTGCCGCGCTTTATGATGGTTGTGATGACACTTGTTTACATCCGCGTGATTGAGTGGGGCATCTCTCTGGAAGATTTATCAACTCAACAAAGCGCGATGATTTCTGTTGTTAGCGGCAGCATGACAGGCTCACTAGCCGTGTGGCTAAATTCGGAGAAACACTGATGATTGCAATTTTGGGCAAAATATTGGGTTCAGGTGATGTCATCAAAAAAGGCATGGACTTGATTGATGATATGCACACCTCTGACGAAGAGGCCATCGCTGCCAAGAACAAAGCCAAAGTCGATCTCTTAAATTCTTACGCCCCATTTAAGGTCGCGCAGAGATATTTAGCGTTAATGTTTGGCGGAACTTATCTGTCAGTTTTCATCATTGTGATGGGGATGACATTGATGGGACAGGGCGACATCGATAGCGTCAAGGCCGTCATGGGCGACTTCTATATTGGCGAGATAATGTTTGCCATCGTGGCCTTTTATTTCGGTGGTGGCGCATTTGAGGGCGTGATGGAGAAACGCGCCCAAAAATAGACTCGTGGCAACACACTCCCCCCTAATCAATGCTGTGGCAACACAATGGCAACACAGCGATTCGCTTTAGGTTTTCCGCCAGTTTTGCTAGGCTCATAACCTGAAGGTCGCAGGTTCAAATCCTGCCCCCGCAACCAAAAATCCCCATATTTCAATGATTTACAACCCCTCAAGATTTTTATCTTGCAGGGGTTTTCTGTGTTTGGCTCTATGCTTAGTGGCAACACAGTGGCAACACACCGTCAGGTTTTTTGTCTTTTTTGCTCATAATTGCTTTACTATTGCGCATAAATGCTTATATTAAAGTTATTAGGTAATCAAAAGGGAGACCAAAATGACACTAGACGTTACACAAGAGCGTTTGATCAAAGAATACGCAATCTTTTACAAAGATCATTGGATGGCAATAGAGCGTGGAGATGTCGAAGCGGCGCAGCGCAGTTTACAAATGCAAAACAATGTTGCGGAGCAGTTGGGCATCGCGCCAATCATTAAATCAAAGGCGGCGGCATGAGCAAGCTGCTGCACACACACTTGAAGCTGGGCGAGGCACAAGCCTTCGTCCAGCACTTTCACCGACATTCAAAGCCTCTAAAACGCCATATGTTTTCGATAGGGGTTCACAAAGCAGGGCTGATGTATGGCGCTGGTTTCCACGAACAGTATGGTTTCCCATTGGGACTTATCGGGATTGCGACAGTTGACCGATGCTCATCTGCTTGGTCGAAGTTTCATGGATACATCGAATTGCGCAGGCTTTGCGTCAATCCAAAACATTCGGACACCCACGCCGCAAGCTATCTTATAGGCAAGGTCAAGCAGGCCTGCTTTGCGATGGGGTACAAGGTCATCGTCACATATACGCGGCCTAACGAGAGCGGCGCTTCTTTGATGGGCGCAGGGTTTATCATGAACCAATGGAAAGTCGAACACGACCGCAAAGGCACCATCACTGACGGTCTGGTGAGATGGATTTGCATTGATGGTCGCCAGCCGGATGTGGAAGACCGTGAGTTTGCTAGAAGAGGGCTGGATCGTATGAAGGAATTATCGGGAGCTTGATGATGGATATTTATGTAGGCGATCCGTATCAGACGGAACTATCGAACAGGGATGGCTCTAAGCGCACGACTTGGGCTGTCTCTTACAAAGACCTTACAGGAAAACGCAGACGCATCTTTGCGCAATCGGAGTCTGACATCCGGCGCAAGCTCAAACAGCTTGAGGTCGATTTGCAGACAGGCAAGCATAATGCGCACCGCATCGGGTTCGATAAGGTTGCGATTGAGGCTCTTGATGCACGAGCAAAATTGGTCGGCAAAAAGAACGGCATCAGACCGCAGACCTATGACAATGATGAGCGTCATTTGCGTCTGTATCTGACTCCGCATTTTGGCAATCAGCAGATGAAGCTGATCACAACAGGCGATATCAACCTGTTTATTGACCGAATGGCCTCTGATGAGGTAGCTCCCAAAACGCAGCGCCATATCATCAACACGCTAAATATGGTCTGCAAATATGCGGTGGCGAAAGGCTATCTACTGACCAACCCTTGTCAGAAAGAGGACAGGCAACAGATACGCGGCTCAATGGGTGAGCGGAGCGGTTATCATGCAAACGAGGTGCAAACAATATTGGCGCAGGAAATGACCCTGCAAGTTCGCGCCATGATAATGACCGCCGCATTTACTGGCCTCGCCGCAAATGAGCTTCAGGGGCTTCAATGGAAAGACGTTGACCTATACGCTGGCACAGTTTCGGTGGAGCGCACAGGCTTTCGGTATATGGTTCAGGACGAGACCAAGACAGAGTATCGCCGCCGCACCCTGCCGATGCCTTCAGGATTGCTCAAGACGCTCCGTGAGTGGCAGTTGCAATGTCATAGCCAAGTCTGGGTTTTCCCCGCTGTGAGCGGACGTATGGGCGAGCAAAACGCATGGCGCAAGCTCATTGCAACCGTGTGTCGCCATGCAGGGGTTGATGATAAAGGGCTTGGGGGGTTCAGGAAGTTTTACCACACCCAAATGGAGATGGCGGGTGTGCCAGAGTCTATCCGCAAATATCGGATGGGTCATTCCAAGCGATCAACTACCGCGAGGATACACTACACAGACGCAGATATATCAGCCGCACAAAACGTGGCAGATATTGAAACCATCGCGGCTGGCGTCTCTCCATAATGACTGAATATTGGGCGTGGTGTGGAGCCATATGTCTACCGCTCCATACCCAGCCCTTTTCTTCATATTGCTTAATTTGACTGTGCAAAACGTAGCGCACGATTATTCTGTGCGCCATACCCGCCATCCGCAGTAAGGATGCTTTTTAATTTTTGATGCGCCCTTGCCGTAGTAATGACGTATCGACTCTCGAACTTTTCCGGCACTTTCATCATCGGGTAATAAGACAGACTCTCCCACTCTCATTTTTTGGGCAAGCAAGCCGCTCCAACTCACCTTCTTGCCACGTCCTTTGTGTTCGACTGAGTCCTCTATCCAGACAAATCGTCCCACGTTGCTTCTCCCTTTTGTATCCTCTCGCTTCGCCGCCACACATCTTCAAAGCAAGTGCGGCTGCACAGCAATTTCTTTGCGCCATTTACGAGCCAGCCAGAACCGTTTAAATCAATCGGTTTCTGGCAAGCGGTGCAATGTTCGATGCGTGCCGTGACTCGTGTTAGTTTGCTCTTCTTTCTGCGTGCCAAACTTTCCCTCGCTGAGTGGCATATGACAGGAGCCGCAGCGCATCACATCTGGCTCGTCATCCCAGCGCCGCGCTCTGGTCAAACGCCCACAAAAATCACAAGTTATGTGCCTCTGATATATCTGCCGAAACATCATCAAGCCTCTTCAACGCCTTACCGATTAGCTCCAACCCAAGTTGCGCTTGCTGTTTTGGTGTCATCTCTTTTTGTGCTTGATTGCTGCCAATGACTAACATCACGCCATCAGGGTTGGGGATGCAGAGGATGGGGTGAACATCCTCTGGCTTTTTTATCCAATCATCGTTGAACGATGTGTCGATCATTTCTTCAGAAGGGGATCGCGTCATCTAAAGGAGCCTGCTTCTGTTGTTGAGGTGGCGGGGCTTTGTCTTCACTTCGCTCTTTCCACTCACTAACTTTTAATCCCAAATATGGCTTCCCACCTTTACTGGTGTTCTTCCATGCAGAGACGCTGTATTTGACACCTTCGATGGTGACCTCACCGCGCATATCAGGGCGCATTTCGTTGTCACCTTTGTCATTTGGGAACAGCGCCCCTTTCATTTCATTGTCCACTGATCTCATCCTTTCTCTTGCTAAACTTCTGGATCGTGTGTTGGTCAGTTGGTTTGACCCTATTGAACAGGGCAAGCAGTTCGTCTCTGGTTTTTGCCTGTTGCAATTCTTCATCAAGCGTCAAAGGAGCAGCCCCTGACCCTGCGGATTTGGTGTCAGAGTCAGGGGGCGAACCTGAAAGGTGGGAGGAAACACCCTTCGGTTCATCATCGAAATAGCCGTTATCGGCGCCATCATTGTCAGCGTCCTCGACACCTTTTTCGGTGCCAAACAACGAGGCCAAGCCATAACGCTTGGCATAGGTGATCGCGCCCCCGATCTTCTGATTATTGGTGCGGTCATCGACTATGACTGGATATCGACTCTCCCTTGTCTCACCTGACTCGTGCAGCATGACACTGCGCACAAATATCATGTCACCTTCAAAATCCACCTCTTGCGTAAAAGCCAAGCCATATTGCGCGGCCTGTTTTACGTTGGATATCACTGCGCCGATGGACGCATATTTTGACCTATTACCCTGTTTATCAGCCTCAAAACCCGCAGTTTTTTTCTGAAACTGCACCAAAGCCTTTGCTAGTTCACTCATTTACAACCTCGATTTTTTTCGCGTTATTTTTGGCAACCTTCACGCGGATGCCATGACCAAAGGCTTCAGAGGCGTGAGGCGGCACAAGTTTCTTTATGCCTGCCTCTGCCTTTTTATATGTCTCTGCCGCACCAGCCGTTTGAATGAATGTGTTGGCAAGTTGCTTCCAACGAGCATCGTTGTTGCTCTGGGTCATATCGACAGGCAACCGATCTTCTGGTGGCAGGATTATCTCTTGGCGCTCGACCTCATCGGGATAAACGCCCATTTCAATGCACCCCATAAAATAGGTGGCAAGGCCAATCAGGTGTTTTGTGTAGTCTGGATCTAGCTTTATCTCGTGAAAGGTTGGTTCATTACCGCCTTTAAGGATTGACAACAGCCCATATTCGACAGGCCGTCCCAGCGCTTCAGATAATAGAAAACCGTTCCAATGAAGCTGCGGGGTGTATTTGCGCACCAAGCGGGGGATCACCTCTGACCACTCCTCGCCCTTCATCGGCCTGCCCATCGTGAACTTTGCATCGAACACGGCGGCTGAGTCTTTATAATGGTGAACCGCGCCATCTAATGTGCAACGCATAAAGTCGTGCTTCTTGCCGTTGATCACTCTTTGGCGGTCAATGATTTCGATGCCTTGCTTATATTGGCACCATTCGGTGTTCACTTCTTCTGTGACATAGCCCATCAAGACAGGCCAAACGGTCGAAAGGTCGAGGTCTGTACTCGCAACCTTGCGCTCATATAATTCGTTTATTTCTTTGGGATCACCTGCTGCGAGGATGTTTATTTCAGACCCGCCAAGCGTGCCACGCCTCTCATCAAGGCTTTTTTGACTCAAAGAGAATGAGCGGAAAAATGCAGGTGTTTCCTGCACTTCCCCCTCATCTCCCTTTTTATGATCTCCAATGGTCATACCCCTTTTTACATTAGGGCATAACCATTGGTCAAGCATTTATGCTCATATATGCTATCTAGCGAGGTTTATTGAGATGACTGGTGCCACCCCTTTCAGTTCCTTTCCGAAAGTCTGCTCCTCTGAAAGCTCTGGCCTAAGATAGACACCATTGCCCACAAACTCGCGGACTATTGCGACCAAACGATTGCCGCGCTGGATTGTCAGCACGACAATATCATTGTCTTTTACTGGTTCGTCTGGATCGCAAAAAAGAAAGTCGCCATGCCGCAGGCGCGGTTCCATTGCGCTGCCGCAGTTAAACATCCCAAACGCTTCTTTTGCTTTTGCCAAAACAGGCGGACGATCAATGCGGCTGGTCATTGCCATATCGAAACGCACCGACTCGCCATCTGGCTCCGGCAAAGCATAAACAGGGATATCGTCTGATAACATATGAGACGCAGGCTGATATTGATCAGGCGCTAATATATCGTCCTCATCGCATTTGAGGATTTGCGCCAAGCCAGCTAAATGAGTGCCGACTCTTCTGCGTCCTTTCTCTATACGGCTGTATTCAGCCTGATTGATGCCAAGTGACTCTGCAACTTGGCCTTGCGATAGTTTCTGCGCATCACGAAGTCTACGCAGGTTGTTTGGGTACTCCATAACTATAACCGATCTGTGCGGGTGGTGAAGTTACGCCCTTTGACGCAATGTTGCGAGGGAGCATTAAAGAATATTCTTGTTGCCCAAAGCGTGGCGGGGCTATTGCCCAATCGTTATGTCCAGCAATGTGAAAGTTCATACCAAATCTCCTTTCTATTTACTATTACGCATATATACTAACGCTTAAACGCGCAGAAATGCTAGTATTTTTTGGACTATCACCTTTTAACCAACTATATGGTTTGACATATGAGCCTATATGCGTAATTATGCGCTAAAGTGAAATGTCAGCATATTGTGTTGGGATATGAAATTAAATCAATATTTGGTGTCTAAAGGGCTGAGTCAGTCCGATTTTGCGAAACAATGTCAGGTGTGCCAGGCCACAGTCCATAAATGGATTTATGGCAGGTCAGTGCCGTCCGGCAAGCGGATGATGCAGATACACAGCCTGACTCGCGGCAAAGTTTCCATTGATGATTGGGTGCGGGAATATGGGCAAGAGTCAGAGGGATAAGGGCTGGCGGTCGGAAAACAACGTCCGCAAAAAGGCTCTGGATCACGAGCTTGATGCTTATCGGGTGCCGCTCTCCGGCGGCGCATCAATCAAAGGCGATGTGGTTGTGAAGGGCAAAGGCGATAGCTGGACGCTCGAAGTTAAATGCCGCGCCACAGGTTTCAAGCAAATATATGACTGGCTGGGTGACAACGATGCGCTCGTCATCAAGGCCGATAATAAACCTGAACTGGTCGTCCTAGATATGGGCGACTTTTTTGATTTATTGGCAGGGAAGCATGGGTAAAGAGAGGCCATCGGTGCGCAAGGGGGTCGCAAACCCAGAGAAGTGGGTGGCTGATCATAGGAGCGGTGAGCGCAAATGTTTGCGCTGTCAAAAGCCTTTCTTCAGCTTTCATGCGGGGCATCGCATCTGCGCACATTGCATAGAGCTTGACTCTTATAAGGATGATTTGGGCGGTGTGCCGACTCATGGGGTGTTGAAGTGATTGATGTGACCCTCACTGATTATGAGATGGCTATGGCATCGGACGCTGGCAGGCTGCGCAACATTGCGGCGGTTAAGCGGGGCTATGAGAGTCGCATATCAGGGCGTGAATGGCAGGCTCATATTGAAGGTGCTTGCGGTGAGGTGGCGGTTGCAAAAGCCACTGGCAAATATTGGGGCGGCAGCATCAACTCGTTTAAAAGCGGTGGTGACCTTGACAGTACAGGTTGGGAAGTTCGGACACGTTCTGATCACAATTATGACTTAATCGTGAGAGATAACGACCCCGATAACCGCGTTTTTATTTTGGTCACAGGTTTATCACCAAACTTCAAAATATGGGGCTGGATAAAGTCTCAGGATGCAAAACGTGAGGAGTGGCGTGCAAATTATGGCGGTCACGGGACGG